TTACTTGCGTAATCTCGGAATCCCCCGTATAAAGATACGGAAAGACCGTTAACTTGGAATCTCTGATCGTAATCAGAGTTCTATTAAAATGGTTTCTACAATTGAGGCTCTAAACTTGGTTTAGATCAATTGGGGTGGTACCTGACGTCTGGCGTCCCCTTACGGGAACAGCGCAGTAGCATCTTGCCTATAGGCTTTCTCATAACAGCACTTTTATGGATTAAATAATCCTTAGTGCCGGGAAACTTTGAGAAGTTTCGGGTTATACAGTGATGTGTAACCTATGATTAAGATTATTATTTAACTTTAGCGATGAAAAAGAAATTCTTTTCCAACCTTCGGTTATATAGTAATATCTATGAAGCAGGAGCTATGATTTCACTTTCAAATGAAAAACATTTGAAGCTAGTTATAAGGAATGTGGGATGACGTTTCGTCATTCTTAGTTTCTTACGTACTAGAGATACTTCCCGTATTCGATCTTTACATAACTTTGCGGTGCATCTCATTAAAATGAGAAATGCCCATGGAGATATGTATGTTATCAAGTACTTAAAAGCTACTCAATTAGCCATTCAGAAGAAGATCGCTGGTTCTCCATTCTCTTCATTTAGAGAACTTGAACCAGATCTTCCTTTACCCCGTTTAACGAAATCCGGTCTTCCCTATATTATAAAATTAGGTGATAGATCGGCTATCGTTCGAGGATCATTACGTGTTATTCGTTTTTGGTTATCGCTAAGTTCTCTTTATAGAGTTCTTAAGGGTGACTTTAAACCGAAATTAAACACGATAACTGATCCTTTTACGGGAGATCAAAAGGTAGTTGACGATTTCAAGCGGTTTCTATGACTTAACAGTCGTAGATTACTCGGAAGTTTTCAAGTTAATTTTGATCTTGCTCAGCTTAAATCAGATAGGCTTTTGCCTATCATGAAGTCAAGCCCAAGTAGTAAAGTTAGTATTTTTGGTATCCATTTGGATATTCTTCTCTTAGAGGAATCTAAGATTTGAAGTTCCATTATGGAGTATATCAAAATAACTAATTCTAAAGGGTTACGTAGAGTGATATCTTTATCGCGGTATTCCCGTGATAAAGAGCCTAACCTTGTCTCTTCTTTCCTTAATAGTAATATTAAGGAGTCAGCTACCCTAGGGCAGCTGGCTTTTAAAGAAGAAGCGGCTGGTAAACTCAGGGTATTTGCGATGGTTGATGTTTTTACTCAATCTCTCTTACACCCTTTGCATGTTTGATTGTTTGACATTTTTAAGAAAATGCCAAATGATGGAACCCATGACCAATCTAAAGCATTTGATTATGCGAAAGATTTGGCTAATAAATATGGTAGTTCTTATGGCTATGATTTATCATCAGCCACAGACCGCCTTCCGGTGGATGTCCAATCTTATTTCCTTAATGTGGTCTTTAGATCACATATCGGTCATTTATGAAAAGACATCCTTATAGGAAGAGAATATTCTATTTTATTAAATAAATATTCTATTCCTGCTGGAGCTATTTATTATCGAGTGGGGCAACCTATGGGAGCCCTATCGTCATGAGCAATGCTGAATATGATCCATCATATGATGGTGCAGTATTCGGTGTTTAAGGCATACGGTTACCAACCGACTTGATATAAAGATTACGTAGTTCTTGGAGATGATATTGTCATTTTTGACAGTCTCGTCGCTAGATCCTATTTATCTTTATGCCAAGGTCTCGGGGTATCAATCAATACAACAAAATCTGTTGTCGCGGTTGACAGACCCGTGGTAGAGTTTGCGAAACGAACGTCCCTTAACGGGAACGATGTTTCAGCTTTGTCTTTCAAGGAATTTATTAGTAATAATAACTTCTTTGGGCGGCTTAGTGTAGCAATCAAGATCATAGATAGATCTTGAGGGATAAATTACCCTTTGATGTTCCGTCTAGCTTCGCTAGAAAGTAATACAAAGGTTCGTTTATCTTACCCTATAATAGGCTACCTGACAACTCTCGTTACCCGTGGTAAGCTGAGTATGGAGAATCTGATTTCACTTTTGGTGAATTCAGAGAAACCTTTATCTTACTTTGGAGCTAAGCTTGATTCTTTTGATAAACCTCGGGCACTCGAAATGTTTAATAACATTTTGAAGAACCCAAATGGTATATTAACAGTCTCAATGCCTAACCTCTGATTCGCCGCTTCTAAGAAACAGCAATATAAAATTGCTATGTTCGAAGAGGCCAAGCGGATCTTTAGTATGATAAGTGTCGTTACCTATGGTGAAAAATGTGCTTCAGAGTTTGAAAAGATTCTGAAGGGTGGGGTGGCAAGTAAGCAGCTTTATGCTGATCATACTTGAAAACCTCACTTGATGGATTTGTTATTGTTAGGTAACAAGTTCAGATGGGCATCTTTCCCAGGATTTTATACTTCAGAAACTTGAACTAGTATGACTTTAGATGAAGTCAGCCAGCTCTTGACTGATGTTCAAAGTTTGAAAACAAGCTTTGAATTTTATAATATTCCAGTGACACGCCGTAAGGAACTTGCTAACCCAATAAAAATATTAGAATTTATTAGAAATTCTGCGGATTCTAAAATCCAAAAAATTGTTCAGGAGAACCCAGTAATGAGTTTTCCTACTAATATCTTCCCAATGTTTCTATTGAAGAAATAATGCGGCTAGTACAATTAAGTCATGATAGACTTCCTTGTAAATAGTTTAACTATTTGC